ATTTAACTCCTTGGGAAGTTAACCTTGATGGTGCTGTTGGAACTATCGGCTCAACTGGCGCGACAGGCGCAACTGGGGCCGGAGCAACGGGAGCCACGGGCGTAATAGGTTTAGACGGAGCTACAGGGGCAACTGGTGCTACGGGTTCTGGAGCCACGGGAGCAACTGGTGTAATAGGTTTAGACGGAGCTACTGGTTCTACTGGAGCTACTGGCCCACAAGGAGTAGCTGGTGGAGCCACTGGTGCTGGAACTGACGCTATCTTCTGGGAGAATGGGCAATCAGTAAATACATCCTACTCAATTCCAATTGGAATTAACGCAGGAAGTTTTGGCCCAATCACAGTTCAAGCTGGCGTGACCGTAACGGTTCCCGCTGGTGGAGTATGGACTGTGGTGTAAAAAAACCTTGACACTTTAATAACGTAAACTATTTTATAAAAATATGGGATGCTGCAATTCATATCCTCCATGCCAAGCGAATGACGCTAATGTATGTGATCCATTGACTACAACGGAAGAAGCATACAAAATCGTAGTGGAAGATATTGCCTTTTGCAAAAAGGTATTAGCCCCACCAGATAATGTTTCTGCACTTCAATACGATTCTAGCGCACTTGTAAACTGGAAAGATGGAAGCGCATCAAAGCCATTCAGCCTTCCACAAATCCAAGGCACTACAGGAGCGACTGGTTACATGGGAATCATTGGCGTTAAATCCAATGGTGACTTTGTTTCTTTCAATGCCGCGACTGGGGCTACCGCTGCTACGGGAGCAACTGGATATGAGATTATCGCAAACAATGGTGCTGGATGGAAGATTGTATCTGGTGCAGTCATTACTGGAGTCAGCGATCAACCTAAAGGTGGCGGAACAAACAGAGTTTTCTTTGAAAATGATATTATCGTTACCGATAATTACACGATTACAACAAACAAAAACGCAATGACCGCAGGGCCGATTACAGTCAACGCAGGAGTGATTGTGACAGTACCCGCAGGATCAGTATGGACAGTAGTATAAAGGAGATAAAATTATGCCAGTAACAATAGACGGAACAACAGGAATTACGACACCAGCAGAAAATACCGCTGCACTTACAGTCGGAGCAATCACAGGAATCCTTAAAGCGACATCTGGAGTTGTATCACAAGCTGTAGCTGGAACTGATTATTTGGTTGGTGGAGGTTCTGCTATCACATCGACTAATACCGCTAAAGCATGGGTGAATTTTAATGGAACCACAGGAACAATTACACCAAGAGCAAGTTACAATGTCTCCAGCGTTACGAAGAATGGAACTGGTGATTATACTGTGAATTTTACTACTGCGATGAGTGATGCGAATTATGCTATTATTGCAACACAAAATGGATCAGTTGGATCAACATCTGGAAATGCAAGATCATTAATTCCATTAACATTAACAACAAATTCTGCAAGAGTTATAAATATAGGTGCTGGATCAGGTGAGGATGGAACAATTGAGTCAGTAGCAATATTTGGAAATTAATTTTATGTTTATCACCTACCCACAACCAAACGGACAAGTAGCAGTAGTTATCCCTACTGGAGACGTTAATGACGCAATCAAAGATGTTCCGAAAGATACTCCATACAAAATCGTAGATAGCGTGGAGATCGACAACGATTATTTTAATGCTTATGAATTTGATTCAGAGCTTGGATCGAAGTTAAATGCAGACAAAGCAAAAGAACTTCACAAAGACAAATGGCGTTCTGCTCGCAAATCTAAACTAGAAGCATTGGATATTGCGTTTATGAAAGCTGTTGAATCTGGAGATGCTGTTAAACAAGCGGAGATCGCCACAAATAAGCAAGCATTGCGCGATGTAACAAATACTGAAATCATTGGCAGCACGATTGAAGAAATCAAATCCGTCTGGCCCGAAATTCTTAATTAACCTATGGCAACTTCATTAACACTACAAAACGATGCGTCTTTAGCGCAGGGCTACGTTAAAGTCAACGGAACGACATCTGCGACATTTACGACAACTGGCATCACAGGAAACTTGGTTGGGAACGTGACTGGGAACGTGACTGGAAACGTGACTGGTTCACTTACTCAAGGTGGTTCGCTGACACTTGCTACGGCACAAACTGCATCTGGAACTGCTGTTGATTTTACTGGAATTCCAAGTTGGGCAAAGCGTATTACTGTGATGTTTAATGGTGTATCTACAAGTGGAACATCTGCTGTAAGAATTAGAGTTGGAACATCTGGAGGGCCTATTGTATCTGGATATTCTGGCACTTGTTATGGGACAGGTGGTTCAACATTTTCTGTTGTATCATTTACTGCTGGGTTTGATATAAATGATGGGGCATCACCAGCGGCAAATAGAAATGGGTTGTTCATTTTACAATTAATTGATTCAAATAATAATTGGGTTCTTTCAGGGAATCAATCGCAAGGCAATACAACTGCAGCATCATTTATCAGTGGATCAGTATCTGCTGGTGGAGTTTTAACTCAAATCCGTATCACCACAGTAAACAGCACAGACACATTTGACGCTGGAACAATTAACATTTCTTACGAAGGATAACATATGCCAACACAAATCACATCCGCAGGAATTACTTTTACCGACACAACTACGCTGACGAGTGCGGATGGAGTTCCATCAGCACTTAAACTAACCACAGCACGGACGATCAACGGAGTTGCGTTTGACGGCACTGCTAACATTACTGTTCCTGCTACAGCAAGTGGAGCTAACGTGGCAAAAGCATGGGTGAATTTTAATGGGACTGGTTCTATTGGTGTAAACCAAACAATCCGTTCCAGTTACAATGTCTCCAGCGTTACAAAAAGCGCCACTGGAACTTACACCATTAATTTTGTTTCTGGGGCACTCACGGGTGCTGATTATCTCGTTGTTTGTGGTTCAATGAATAGACAAAGTTCTGGCAACGCTAGTCCTGACCAAACAGGAATACTTCTTGGCTCAACTAATACAGCGAGCCTTAAAACTGCTTCACAATTATCTATTGGATATATGGGTGGTGGAAATGCATATGATGGGTCTGAAATTCATGTAGCAATTTTTGAAAACTAATTTTATGTTTATCACCTATCCACAACCAAACGGACAAGTAGCAGTAGTCATTCCTACTGGCAATGTTAATGACGCAATCAAAGATGTTCCAGCAGGAACCGAATACAAGATTGTTGAATCAGTTGACATTGATAACGATTACTTCAACGCATACGAGTTTGACGCTGAAACTGGCGCAAAGGTAAACATTGACAAAGCCAAAGCCATTCACCTCGATAAGTTTCGTGCTGCTCGTTCACCGAAGCTGCAAAAACTAGACATTGAATTTATGAAGGCAGTTGAGGCTAACGACGAAGTGAAGAAAGCTGAAATCGTTGCTGCTAAACAAGCACTCCGTGACGTTACGCTGACTCCACTTCCAGATGATTTAGCAGGAATTAAAGCCACTTGGCCTGACATTCTTAACTAATGGCATCAGATGGATCAGTCTTTGATGGATTCACAAGTATCATAGCGCAAGACGCAGATACTCATCCATCATACTTGCCTCCATCAATGGTAGCTGAGTCTGTTAATCGGACATTCCGAGGCGGAATAAACAGGACAAGGCCAAGCATCCGTAACATCAACATAGTAGCAGGAACTGACCAACCATCGACTATCGTTAACGATATTCAGAATGGTAACTTCCAAGGTTCATTTGCATATCGTGCGGTAAACTACCAAAGCACAGATGGTCTACTTCTATCAGTAAGCGGGAAGATTTACTTCCTAAAGATCATAGGCAACACGGCGTATGCCTACAAGCTAATCGAAGGCAATGATCCCGGCATGATGCACACATGGTTCGTTCAAGCAGAGGATCGGGTTTACATCCAGAATGGATACCAGAATGCTATAGCGTGGGGAGGAGACTTAAACGTAGCAGCGTATAGGCTGAACCCATACCTCAAGAAAATGCCGATTGGGACTATCATGGAGTACGCTTTCGGGCGAGTATTCGTAGCTGATAAGTTCAACCAAATCTACGCATCTGACATCATCTTCGGAGCAGGATTCACTGATACAACGAATACCGAGAACTTCACAGAGATTGGATACTGGGCAGAGGGTGGCGCGTTTGCTACCCCAGCAATGATGGGAAATATCACTGGCATGAAAGTGATGCCACAGATTGGCAGTAACCTCCGCGCCCAAGGGATGCTAGTTGTACTAACTTCAAATGGTGCATTCGCTATGGACGTTAGCCTACCAAGGGCGCAGTGGGCAACATCTCAAATGCAGACGATCAGTTTGCTTGGACGGGGATGCACATCACCATACTTGGCACTAGCCAACTCTGAACTTTGGTTTAGATCACACGATGGTTGGGCGTTCTATTCCAATAGCCAATCAGAATTTGCCAGATACTTTTCGCTTCGTAAACTTTCGAGGGAAGTAAATAAATGGGTATCAAATGATACTCCTTGGCTGAAGCAATTCGCTTCAACTATGTTTTTCAATAACTATCTGATCAGTACAGTAGCACCACAAACCTTCCGCGCAACGGGAGTAGAGGGACTAAATAGATACCACAGAGGAATGGTTGTACTAGACCTAGATCAATCATCTTCCCCATCACCAGACGCGCAGCTTACATTTCGCTGGAATGGCCTCTGGACGGGCTTTAGACCAACTCAGCTACTCTCTGCCTATATTCTAAATGAGAAGCGCGGATTTGGGTTCTCATTCGATACAGACAATAAGAATCGACTCTACGAAATCACAACAAGTCACACTGATGACTACGGAGTAAATGGGACTGTAGCAATAGAATCGTTTTTCACATCAGGAAGGTATGACTTCGCGCAAAGCGGGGCATCGAATAAGTTCTTGAGGAAAAGAATCACTGGTGGCGAGATGTGGTTGTCTGAGATCAAAGGAGAAGTGACTAGCCGGGCAGAATTTAGACCAGACTCTTATCCATGTTGGAGTGAACTTAAAGTCCCAACGACCTATGGATGTAACCCGTGTTCGCCAGTAGTAACGAACGAATGTTACCCAAGACGTAGTGGTGATACCTACAAACGCTACAAGTTTAACTCACCAGACCCATCTGAATGTAACTCTATTTCAGATATTCCAACAATAGAAGGAAGTGAGTTTCAACTAAAGATTTCCTTGACAGGAGCGGCAACAGTAGACAGAGTAAGGATAATGGCAAACATTAAGAATTTGGAAGACTCTCCGATTGGTGACTGCCCAGAAAACGATCAAGAGTGTCCAGACATTAACTGCTGCCCAGAACGGTATTACGACTACTCAATAAACGAAGGATAATATAGTGGACAATCAAGATTCATCTCCAGCAATTATTTTCCCAAATGTCCCAATCGACTTTTGTCCATCTGGGAATTGGTCAGAAATCCTTCAGCAGTTTATTGATACTGTTCTTGCTAATGGAACAATCAATATCCCCGGTCTTGGTGACGTAACGCCAGAAGAGATTGCTGCTATTAATTTAGAACTTGCAAACCAACAGAACGAGATTGATGCGTTAGATACTCGCGTTACTGAGCTAGAAGATAACTCAATTAGGTTTGGAACTATAACTGGAGTAGCTACTGGTGACTCAGTGAGGACTGTAACATTTACTGCACTTCCATCTGTAAATTATGGAATATCAATTACTCCAATAGCATCTGCTACAATTGGAGTTCAAGCTACCCCATTGTTCGCATTGAATGGTGGAAGCAAAACAACAACAGGATTTTCAATCCGCATTGAGAATAACATTGCGGAAATAACAAGTGTAGACTGGATGG